CCCAATCCATTATCCAACATATCATTTCATCTGTATCTGGGTCGAGCATAGCTCCATATTGATTTGTATTTACAACACTTAAACTTAAATTACTGCCACCAACAGTAACTGATGTGCCAGAAACTGTGCAACCTCTAACTTCTGCCCAAGAGCTAGTACGATACAAAACACCTAAAGTGCTGTTTGATGATTTCCAAACAACCCCTGTTCCATTAGTAGCATTAGAATCAATTACAGTTTTTGAACCCCATGTAATAGCGTTAGTCGTGCCATTAACTTCTCCAATTTGAACAGTTGGATAATCACTATTTCCCTCATCAACATATACTGCTGCTACTTTATTTGTTCCTATTACTGCAAGATTTTGCGGACTATAATTTATACTATTTCCTGCAAAGTTTGTTGTTGTTCCAAAGCCCTCTGTTACATTATTGCCAGTTGTTGTTTGTGTAATTTGTTTGGCTTTTCCTGCAGCAGTTAAGATACAAGGCTTACCTGCGGTAATTCCACCATCAGCGACAAGGCTAACAGTACCACCACTTGCCATACCTGTTAATTGTGAACCATCTACTGCTGGTAGCTTGGCAGAGCCATCTAACTGTACAGCGTTATTTGCTGATGTACCTGCATCTAATGTGGACACACTACCAAGACCTAATGTTGTTCTTTGGGCTGCAGCGTCTGCGTCATCTAGTAGGGCTTTACCTGCACTTGTTAAATCGTATGTACCTGCAGTTCCACTACCTGTAAATTGAATACCTTTATCGGCAGCAGATGTTAGTCCTGCAAGGGCATCTAAATCAGCGTCATGGGCTTGTACATTTGAACCAATAGCTAATCCTAAATTTGTTCTTGCTGTTGATGCGCTATCAACATCTGATAGGTTATTACTACCACTTAAAAATCCACTTGCTGTAAAGGCAGCTTGTGTCCATGCGTTTGATGAATTTCTAACAAATAACTGATTTGATGTTGTATTAAAATATAATGCACCCTCAATTAAAGCGTCACCATCATTATCAACAGTAGGTGCTGATGATTTTGCACCTAAATATCTATCATCAAAATTGTCATAAGATGTAGCGGCAGCAGCAGCACTTGTAGCTGCGTTACTAGCTTGGGTTGAAGCAGAGGTTGCTGAATTTGCAGCGTTTGTAGCTGAAGTTGCTGCGTTAGAAGCTGATGTAGCCGCAGAGGTTGCCGAACCTAATATACCATCAACATAAGATTTACTTGTTGCGTCACCTGTGTTTGTTGGCGTAGCAAGATTTGTAACTTTATTGCTATCTGCATTAATGTCACCTGACATTGTACCACCACTTAAATTAAGTTTTAGTGCGTCAGCAGTATCTACATAGGCTTTTCTTGCAGCGTCATTTGCACCTGATGGAGCAGCTAAGTTTGTTAAACTATTTGAATCAAGGTTTATGTTCCCTGTCATAGTACCACCTGCAAGTGGTAGTTTAGCAGCGATAGAATTTGTAACTGTTGTTGAGAAACTAGCGTCATCACCTAATGCTGCAGCTAATTCGTTAAGTGTATCTAATGTTGCAGGTGCGGAGTCAACCAATGCTGATACTTCGGTATCAACATACCCTTTAGTTGCTGCATCTGAACTACCTGATGGCGTGGCAAGACCTGTAATAGTTTGTGTAGTGGTTGAATCCATATCCAATGTGCCATTGATAGTTACATTGTTGAATGTAGATGAACCTGTGGAAGCTGTAATATTTCCAGTTACATCTCCAGTCACATTTCCAGTTACATTCCCTGTGACATTTCCAGTTAGGTTGCCTGTGACATTTCCAGTAACATTACCTGTAATATCTCCTGCAAAATTTGTATTGGCGGTAATCACAGTACCAGTTATTGCCGCAGGTGTATTAGCACCTATAACCCCATCTATATTTCCACCGCTTATTGTTACTGTTGAACCTAGATTAGCAGTTGAACTTGCAGATAATGTAGAAAATGCACCTGTACTTGCACTAGAAGCACCGATTGGTGTTGCATCAATATTTCCACCATTTATGTCTGCTTTACTTATTACAACAGCACCGCTACCATTAGGAGTAAGGTTTAGGTCACCATTTGTATCTAAAGTTACAATGCTGTTGCTATCAAGGTGTAAGTTGTCTATTTTAAGTGTAGATAGTACCTCGTTACCTAAATTAAGATCGGCAAGTTGCGACATTAATTCTCTTATAGCGTTATTTATGTTTGATGGTGCTGTTCCCTCAGCAATACTAATACTATTTAAGTCAGTATTATTTGCTGCGTTTGCATCAAACTGTGATATTTTCGTTTTTGCCATGTGTTACTCCTGTTGTAGCAAACCTTTAGTGGTGTTAATTGTGGTATTAATTAATGGATTTCCTAGTTGATCTTGGTAAAATTCAGGATTTGCCCTTTGTGGTGCATAAACTGCTTGTGTTTTTGCTAAATTCATTAAAATTGGAATCCATTTATTTCTAATTTGATTTGTTAAACCTTTGTCCAATAAATCTTTTTCAAGCTCTGTTAATTCCTTTCTGCCTGTTGTTAAAAGAATATTAACCAATTCATTTGATAATTTTTCTTCCATTCTTTTATTTAAAGGGTCATTTATTGTTGGGTCTGAAAAAATATTTTTTATAGTTTTAGTTAAATTATTAGGTTTGTATAGGTCACCAAAATCTTGAATTATTTTTGTTACTGCAGTCCTATCAGCTGTTTGTGAACCTGATAAAGCAGCATTTGATGTTATTTTCTTTTGAACTTCCGCTGTTAATTTACTCCAAAACTTTTTAAATTTCTTATCATCACCAAAAGCAAGTTTCATAATATCTCTTTTATGTGGTGTATTTATAAGTTTCCACGCTGCGTTTGCACCCATTCCCTCTACACCTGATATAGTTCTGTCCATTTCTCGATATATGTGTGTTATATAGCCATTTCTAAAAGCCTCTTTTTCACTTTTATTAAATGTGCTAATTAAAAATTCTAATTCATCACTATCCATCTTAACAGCATTTTTGCCTAATTCTAAAGCATCTATAACGCTAGTATCACCTGCCCATTGATTTCTTGCAGCTTTATACCATTTGTTGTTGTTATCTAACCAATCTAAGAAATCTGTTTTTCTTTGTGTATAGCCTCTAAACAACATATTGCCTAAAGAACCATCTTTTTTTGATTTTGATAAATATTCGTCCATACCTAACTTAATATAATGTAAAAATTTTGTATCAACTTCAGTAATAGAGTTACCTTTACCATCAATAAAAACACCATTTTTTAATTGTATGTTTGGTATATCGTAACCATCTAATCTTGCAACTTTTTTAGCCGCTTCAAGACCATAATCAAATAATTCATTATCCATTAAACGCAAAAAATTATCATCAATAGGAATTTTTTTACCATTCTCAAATGATCTTTCATATAATCTGTTACCAGTTTTTTTTCTTGCTTCTGTTAAAGATTGCATTGTTTTAAAATAACCTGATTGGTTACCAAATATTGTTTTTATACCTGCATCAATACGATCAACAATTCCATCATTTCTATTTCGTAAAAATTTAGTTGCTCTATTTCGAGCCTCGCCTGTGCTTGAAATAATAGCAGCCCTTAATATTTCACTTAATTGTGGAGCTTTTGAGGAATCAGCTAGAACAAAAGTTGGGTCATTTGTTTTTATAATTGTTTCTATAACATCTTGTATTTTTTGGTTACCATCTTTTAAAGCATTTTTAATTACTAACTTTGCTTTTGATTTTGCAATTTTATCGGTAACAACATTTGTTGCCATTTTTATAGGATTTGAAGCTATATTAAATAATTTTTGTCCAGCACCTTGTATTATTGGGCTTGTTACACCACTTACAGCACCTTGACCTAATTTATTTTGTGTTGTTTTTTTCCAATCAATGCCTAAAAATTGGTTATTATCAACTTCAACATCACCTGCAGCTAACCCATAAGTTGCCGCTGAACCGACATTTTGTCCTGAAAATGCTTTTTCATTTGGTGTAAGTTTTCCTAATTTTAAAAGTTTTAAAAAAGGTAAACCAAGTATGCCTGACCCACTTTCTTTCGCTAATGAACCCAAAAAATCTTCGTCATACGCTTGTTTGTATGTATCTTTTTCTAGTTTTATTGCTTCACCAACTGATAGGTCTGGGTTTACAGCACCTCTTACACCACCGACTATTTCGTCCATAATAGGAAAAAAAGGTTGAACTGGTTGCCACTTTTTCGGAATTACTGATTCATAGGTTTTATTGCCTTTTGTAATTGTTGGTGTACCGCTAGTAACGATATATCCCTTTGGTGCTTTGCCTGTTGATAAGTATTTATCTGCAGCATCTAATAAAGTATCGTCATCAACATTAGCTTCACTTGATTGAATTCGCCATAATTTATTAGTTTCTTTATCTCTAAAATCTAATTTACTCATTATACTTTCTCTGCTCGTCTGTTTTGGTCGCTTAAAAGTTTTTTATATTCATCTTGTAATCTTATGTGTGCAGTCCATATTGATTCAGGATTATTTTTAGCATCTTCTTGTTTTCTTTGTTGTATCATTAAATTTAATTCAGGTGCGCTTATATTACTTCCATATTGTCCTAAAATTTCACTTCTAATTTGTTGTTCTTGTATTACTCTATTTTGTGCAACAACTGCTGCTTTTAACATTAACCTGTTACCCATTACTGTTTTTTCTAGTGTGGGAATACCTTTTTTAACAAACTCTAAGTCTTTGTCAGTTGGGTTTACCCCTAACATTTTAACAAGAGGTAAAATAGTTTGTGTAGCAAACCCTATAAAGGCTTCTGCAGAAGCAATATCCTTTTCATCAACAGGGAAACCTAAACTTAGTGCTATTCGTTTTGCCTCAGTTTTTATGTCTTGCCATGCTCCAGTTTGAGTTCCAGCATCTAATAACGCTTCCATATTTTCTAAATTAAATAAAGCGTTTGTGGCTGTATCTGCTTTTTCTTGATACTGATTATATTGATTTGCAAGTAATTCTTGACCAAAAATATTTGGCTCTAAATCTTTTTTGTATTTTAAAAAATCTGCAAGAGGTGTTTTGCTATCTGGAAACATAGCCCTTGCATTTAATTGATCTGTTGTTAATTTTTGTTGGTCACCATATTTAGCTCTACGAAAAGCACCCATTGGGTCGGCTTGTACTTGTGAGCCAAAAGCTCTTGGTGAACCCATCTTATTAAATTCTGCACCCATAGCAAAAAATGGATTAGCTTGTTCAAAAGCATTGGCAAATCTATCAAAAATACCTCTTTTTGGTACATTTGTAGTATTTGTAGTATTTGCTGTATTTGGTGGAGCAATATTCATAGGTTGTCTAGGTGCTGTTCTTAAATCTACATTAGGTGATGCAGGTAAATTTCTTAATGAATAAGTGTTTACATTAGGTTTAGGGTTTGAGTCAGTTACAACTGGTCTAATATGAGTAGGCGAACTAAATTGATTTACAGGTACATTTAAAAGACTATTTAATGTTGCACCACTTGTACTCTTTTGTAATTGACTAAGCATATTTAATCTTCTTTGCTTTTCTTCAGGTGGTAGATTTGAATTTAATATTTGTTCTCTTGTCATTATGAAAATAACCCCTTAATTCCTGTACCAATTCCAACTATGTTAGAAATTGTACCTAGTGCTTGATTGAATGGATTGTATTGATATGGTGATGTTTGCTGACCATAACCACCTGCAGTATTGCCAACCTGACCAATAAATTGATTAAGGTTTTGTGCAGGTGCTGATTGTAAGAAATTAAATCTATCAGCATTAGCCAATATATCTTTTTGTGCTTGTTGTTGACGCATAGCTCCAACTCTTGCAAGGTCTGCGTAATCTTGTAAATCTGCTCTAGCTAATTCAGGTGCTGCACCTATCATAGCATTTTGCCTTGCTCTTTCATTTTCATAATTTCTGTAATAAACATCACTTAAAGCGTTAGTTAATGCGTTTTGGTTATACGCTGAACCTAAACGACCAGCTTGACTAAATGTGCCTTGTACTCTTTCTGTAATTGGATTTATAACAGCTTGTTGTAAATAAGGATTATTAGCGTTTAAAAAATTACCTTGTAATGTATCTAGTGCTAAATTTTGACTACTACGATTTAATGGACTACCTGACAACGCCCTATTTGTTTGCATAGTCATAGCCATTTCTTGTTCAGGACTAAAACCTGCTACCATGTGTTCAGGATAATAGTTAAATCCACCACCAGTATCATATAACCTTTGTGCTTCATTCGCACCATAAGCTAAATAGGGTGCTGCGTATGCAGGAGGGTTATTTGTAACAGTTTGTGTTCCTGTTTTATCGCCACCTAAACTCATTATATACTCCTTATTAAAATTGTACCTACATCTTTGTAGGTTTTGTCTTTAAAATTAACTTTTGACCAACCTTTGCGACCTATTATTTGTGCTTTTTTACAACCAATAGATTTAGCCCATTCGCAAATTGGGTTTTCCATTTCTTTTAGTTCTTCTAAATCACCACCAGCTAACCAAAATCGTATTGATTTAAAATTAGGATATGTGACTATTTCTGTTACACAAGCAGATTTTTGCCCTGTCCATAATTGAGCATCACCCCTTGCTATTGCATAAAATACATCTTTTTCACTATGGCTATCTATGCCTCTATCAAGTGCTTCTAATATGTATTTGCGTGATTTTAACCACGCTTCTTTATCCAATGATGATGTATTCATAAGCTCGTGTTGTTCCACTATTGTTATGCGTTATTGTAAAAGTTCCATTCGTTCTTGCTGATACATACAAAGCTGTTAATTCGGCAGCAGCATTAGTATCTTTTGGCATAAAAGTTATTACGCTATTTTCACCTACACGCACATCACTTACAACAGTTGTTGCAGATGAGGTTTGCAAGGTTACTGAACCTGTAGAGTTTAAACCACCATCAAGAACTCTATTAACAACTTCTGCAACTTGTCTTGGGTTGCCACCTTGATTAGCTAGTCGTTTAAACTGATTATCAGCCATTATCGTTTACCTGTCGTTTTTGCCTCTAATTCTACGCCTTGTATATATTTCCAAGTGCCTGAAACATTTAATCTTATTTTGTGATACCTGCCTTGATTTGATCGTATATTGCAATAACCATCACTATTTAACGAACTTGCTGTACCAAAGCTATCACTATCAACTTGTCTGTGTCTTGACGATACTTGTGCTGTAATATCAGGTGTAGTGCCACCAACTATTTCAACATAAGGTATAACATTTGTTATAATACTTGATCTTCCTTGCCCTGTATCTAAATCTGCAGTTTCTATTAATGCTTGTTTATTCGTTCCACTAAAAGTGTGTAACTTTTTGTCTTTAGCACCACCAAAAATAAATTGACCGCCAATATATATTGATGAGTCAAGTGAAGCAGGTAATCCATCTAATGATGTGCTAATAGCGTCTAATTCTTCTAAAGTATAATTAATAGTCATAAATGGTGATATAAGTTCGCAGTCTAATTCTGCATAAGACCATCTTTTTAACGCATAATTATAAATTAATAATCTATCAGGTGTATCATCATTAGAACTACCTGATGTATATGACCACACAACTATTTGTTCTGTAGGGTCAACAGCGGTAGATATTCTTCCTTTGTTTCGTATTGTAAAATCATCAAAGAAAAAACGATTTACTTTTTCTGCACCTATTGGCGTACTTCTTTGTCCATCAAATTGATAAAAGCCATCATCTGATAAATAAAATACAGTTTCACCAACATTTGCTACTGAATTTGGATAGTTACAACCAAACCCTGTTTGCACTTTGTCAAATTGAAATATAAGAGGTGTACCAACATAAGAGCCACGCACAATACCTCTTTCACAAAGTATAGTTGCAGATTCACCACCAACAATACCTGTTATATCACCCATATCAAATATATCTTGTATATCGGATTGGTCTGTTCCTGCTGTCCAACCTGTATGTGAAGCTAGTGATGACCAATAAAGTCTATTTGGATAAGTGTTGCCACCATATTTAACATTACCTGTAAAAACAAAATCACCTACTACCGCTATATGTTTAGCTGCAGGGCTACCTGCTATGTCGGCAAATAATGAGCTTGTGCCATTATCATATACTTGTAGTATATTATTATGTCCTGACGCACCAATAACAAAACCACTAAAATCTATAAATTTCCATATATCTTCGTCACCTAAAGAGGTATAATTTCCTGTTTTTGATATGTTAGTTAAATTAGAGTTTGATTTTGTAAACTCATATAATTTTGTTACATCTCCTGCAAATATCTTAGGGTCACCAGTATCATCTTTAGCGGCAAAGATTCCTCTTAATCTATTATCCGCAGCATTACTGTATTGCGATAAATCTTGTAAGCCACGATACCCTCGTGCTGCAGGTATGACATTTTTAGCTGTTGTCACGCCACTTGCGTTATCAGGTTGGTCAGGCAACCATTCGCCAAAAGCCATATTCATTCCCATTAGTTTATTTCCCCATAATCACCACGCATTTCTAAACCTACGCCATAATTACCTTTTTCTTCATCAATTCGTATTGATTGTAGTATGTTTTCAACAAGTGCGTTGTATTGTGTAGCCCTTTGTTCATCTAAAAGGTATGTGTAAGCGTGAAATAGACTTGCATAAAGGTATAAATCAGGAAAACGAGTCAATATAGTGTTTGTCGTGTTACTGTCGCTTAGAGAGCTTATAGACGCTTTATAAGTTAATTCTATATTAAGTGTTGAATCAGGTATTGGTGCTAAAAACAAATTATCACCAATAACACTATAAACTCGTGGTACACCTGTGCCTGTTGTGGCATATTCTTTCTTTACTTGTAGCGGTGATAGATACCTTAATGTAATACGAGGGTTATTCATTACCTTAACATTTCTTATAGATCTCATATCAGTTGGTAACGATACATAGGCATTATCTGCACTTGTTGTTAAAGTTGTTCGTGTGTCTTGTGACCGAGTTTCTAGTTCACGAGATATGCGACTTTCAGCTAAATCAATAAATGTATCAATTTGTGTCGTTAAGTCATCTCTAGCTAAAAAATCAGCTATTTCTGTTTTTAATGATGAATAATCTGTTGCCATTATATACTTCCGCCACCTGTTCTAAAATATTTGTTGTCAGGGTCATTTAACCATCTTGACCATGCTTTTTTGTTTTTCTTCGGTTC